CAGCTCTTGCAGCACCGGCTTGAAGTCCGGCGCCTTGCAGAGCGGCTTGGTTGTTCATGAAGCTGTTATACATACTCGCCTGCATGTTGGTGTTGGTGTTGAAGAGGTCGGAGCCGTAGTTCATGGTCTGGCCGTAGGCTTGGCCGATCATCGAGGCGGCGTTGCCCTGGGAAGCTATAGGTATGTTGGATCCGAGGGCGCGTTGATATGGATCGAGGGCGACATTGGCTTGGGCGAGGCCGAGGTTGTTGGCGTATTGGTTTTGGGCGATGCCTGCTTGCTGGCCGTAGAGGCTGCCGAGCATGCTTTGCTGGCCCGAAAATTGGTTGAAGTTCTGGCTGGCGACTCCTTGCAGGAAATTTTGGTTCGCGTAGTTGGCGTTGTAGTTTGCCGATTGGTTCGCCTGCTGGGCGGCGAGGTTTTGGCTGCTGTTGTATTGCGCGGCGCGGAGGTTAGCGTCTTGGTTGGCGAGGTTGGCCTGTTGGGCGTAGCCTGCATCGGCCATGGCGCGTTGTTGCGAGGCGTCGTAGGAGGCGCCAATGGCGGCTTGTTGCAGGCGGGCCTGCTCGGCGGCTTGGGAGAGCCCTGCTTGTTGGTTTGCCAAGGAGGCTTGAAGCCCGCCCTGCTGCGCAAATTCAGCGGCGCGGGCGTTGGCGGCTTGGTTGGCTTGCTGTGCCTGAAGACCGGTAGATTGGTTGGCGAGGCGGCTTTGCTGTAAGAGCTGGGCGTTTGTTTGGCCGAGATTAAGACCGGCGGATTGGTTGGCGAGATCGGCTTGAAGTGTGCGGCCTGCGTTGGCGTCCTGCCTGCCCATGTAGGCTTGGTTGGCGGCTTGGCGTATGCCGGTGCCTTGGTTGAGGGTTTGCTGGGCAAAGGCAAGGCGCTCGTTTTCACGCTGCGAGGTGAAGCGGTCGCGGTTGAGGAGTTCGGCAGCCACGGCGGATTGGCCGAGGCCAAGGCCACGGGCAGCGGCGGCGGCGCGAGCGCTCTGCGTGGCGTCTCGGCTTTGCTCGGCGGAGAGAGAACCCCCGAGAGCAAGGTCGCTAGCGGCGCGGGATTCCAGTTGGCCAAGGAGTCCACCGCCACGCGCTTCTCGCATCAGGCCGCGCTCTGCGGCGCTGGCGCGGATGTTGTTAGAAGATACATTATCGACGGGTCCGGCTTGCGCGGCGTCGATGCGCTGGGCTTGGACTTGATCGGCTGCGTAGCCTGCGGGGCCTTGCACATTGGCGACTTGGCCGAGGCGGGCGTAGTCCATCTGGCCTACATTGGCGACGCGGGCACCGCTGACCTGATCGGCAGCGACATTTTGGGAGGAAATCTGGTCGGGGCGATAGAGCTGGCCCATGGCCATCTGGTTCAGCCGGGCTTGGGCGGGGTCGTTGTAGGCGGCTACGCGGTCGGCAGTCTGGCCGACTTGGTTGTAGCTCTGGCCAAGCTGGGCGGCTGAGGTTCCGGCATCCCGGATGTTTTGGTTGGCGGCGGCGGTGTAGGTGCTGTCTTCGAGCTTCTTGGCGATGTCGCCGGTGCTTTCAAGGGCTTGGTCGCTGAGGCGGCCTGCGGTATCGACAATCGTGTTGGCTTGATCTTGGGCGATTTGGCCGGAGGCGGTGCGGATGGCTGATAACTCATTGCCAAAATCTCGCGTGCGGGGGGCGCGGCGGGGGTTTACAGACATGCCGGTGCGGAGTGGGTCGCCACTCATGCCGCCGCCAGACATCGCTCCGCTGGACATGGCGTTGCCGCCCATGTTGTTATCGGACATGGCTGCGCTCATGGCGGGGGCTTCGCTCATAGCTTGGCTCATGGCACCGCCGCCACTGCCGGACATTCCGCCATTACCGCCCCCACCGCTCATGTTCATTGCTGGCATAGTATTTTATTCCTTTTCTAAAAAGTGTTTGGCGTTTTCTGCGCCGTAGTTGAGGGTGATCTCTTCGCCTGCGGCGATGTCGCGCAGGGCGTAGTGCCGCATGAGTTCGTTTACCTGATCGATCTCGTGCGAGGCGTTCGGGGTGTCGTGGTGGTTGTAGAGGGGGGCGAGGCCGAAGCCGAGGATGCTGGTGGAGTCGTCGAGATAGTAGCTGTAGGTCTCGCAGGCGGGGGCTTTGGCGAGTTGCTTCTTGGGCACGCAGGCGTAGGGGGCCTCTTCCAGCACTTCGTGCTTGGCGATGGGAGCCGTGGCGAAGACGCCCCACCGGTGCAACGGGGACCGGCGCACGGCGAGCTTGGTCGCGTGGTAGGGCTCGGGGCGGAGCATGGTGGGGGCGGGGGTCATTTGGCTTCGAGGGCGGCGACGCGGGCAGCGAGTTCTTGGACGGCAGCAACGAGGAGGGGGACAAGTTTGCTTTGATCAATGCCTTGGTAGATTGGCTTGCCGTCTGCATCCACCGCATCCTTGGTGCCGGTGACGGCTTCGGGCACAACGGCTTGGGCTTCGTGGGCGAGGAAGCCATCGACTTTCGGTGCGGCGGGATGGCCAACCCACTTGAACCGGTGGACCGGCAAGGCCGACAAGCGATCCAATGCGCCGGTTAGTTTTTCGAGGTCGGTTTTAAGCCGGTGGTCGGAGCTAGTGCTATAAATGACGCCTGTGTTTGTGCTGTTGGTTAAAATTCCGCCAATGTATGTTCCTGTCGATGTATTTATATTGTATATTCCACTACTAGGCCCAGACGAAACGCCTGTTATGAGAGCAATGTCTATGCCACCGAAATTATTACGAGCTACAATAGTATTGATTAAATTACTGCTCGTGGCCGTGGTGCGAGCGTTTGCAAGAGTCCCGCTTGTAATTGTCTCAGCGCTCTGATTGTGAACAATGTTTGCTTTACCTGACAAAAGCGTTCCAATTTCAAGCTCAGTATAGTATCTGTCATCGTGCGTGTGCGCGGTCGGCGTCCTAGCATCCGAGAGACGGGAATCCGTCGTAATGACCGCCGTGCCCGTGATGGCGCTTGGCGCAATACCTGTTGCTGGCGCATAGCTTCCAGACGCCTGCTTGCCTGCCAACAGAGTATTCATCTCGGACTCTGTGTAATAGCGGTCGTCGTGGGTGTGCGTGGTCGGCGTCCTGGCATCCGAGAGACGGGAGTCTGTCGTGATAACTGCCGTGCCGGTGATGGCGCTTGGCGCGATGCCGCTGGCAGGTGCATAGCTTCCAGACGCCTGCTTGCCTGCGAGCAGAGTATTCATCTCCGACTCTGTGTAGTAACGGTCGTCGTGGTTGTGGCTTGCAGCCGCTTTGCCGTCGAGCGCCGTCTGTAACCCAGTGGTATCCGAAATAGCGTGCTGGTGTATGGACGCTGCTTTCCCTGCTAGGTCGGTCGTGAGGTTTGCAACCGCAGATTGGGCGACTTTGTTGGCCGTGGAAATGGTGGCCAGTTTCGTGTCGGCGATGGCCGCACCGGCGGCGAGGTCGGCGTTGGTGATGTTGGCGACGGTGGCCGAATCGACGAGTTGGTGGATTTTCTCGGGGGTGACGAGTTCTCCGTTGGTGAATGTTTTGCCTTTGGAAAGAGTAGCCATGTTAGGAAGTGGTGCGGGTTTCGGTGGGGTCGAAGGGGGAGCGGGTGGCCTCGGCGCTGATCTGGCGGAGGGTCGGGCGGCCTGTGGTGGAGCGGTATTCCAAGTCGAGGCCGGTCGCCTTCGTGCGGAGGGGGGCTTTGAGCGTGTAGTCCTCTTGCTCGCCCGAGGTATTGGCGAGGGTGGCAATCTGGAAATCCGCGTCGTAGTCGGTGGTGATGGCGCGGAGTTCGCAGGAGGCTTCGGCGGGGAGCAGGAGGGAGGCTTTGGCGCGGGTGAGCCGCTTGGTGTTGAGGCTGCCCCATCCGTAGCGGCGCGTCAGGAGATAGCCGGGGATGTCGGTGGAGAGGTCTTGGGTGTTTGAAAAAGGCACATCGTCGCCGTAGTCCAGCTCATCGAGCAGGAAGAGCGTTCCGGCGCGGCTGGCGGCAAAGAGGCGGCGCTGGCTGGAGTAGGTGGCCACCAGCAGCTCGTCGAGGTTTATGGCGTAGGTGTCGCGGCTTTCCCATTGCGAGTTGAGAGCGTTCCACAGGAAGAGGGTGTTGTTGCTTGTGGCGTTCTCGCCGATTGGGACCGCGAGGTAATAGCGGTTGTTCCACCAACGGCCTACGGCGAGGTGCGCGTAGTCGCTGTTGATCTCGTCGATCTGGTCGGCGATGGGGTCCGAGAGCGGCTGGGTGTTGGCGCGGAGCTTGAGGTCGAGCTGGGTATCGAGGCGGTAAACTCCGGCATCGGAGAGGAAAAACACAAATTGACCTGCCGTCTGGATCGAGCGGCGGGCTACGCAGCCGATCTCGTCAGTCAGGAGCGTTAGCTTGGAAATGGCAGAGTCCACCGCGAAATCTGTGCCGGTCGCGTTGCTCGTGTCAGTGAGATTGGCAATCCAGATCGAGTTGCGCAGGAAGACCAGTGCTTGGCCTTCGACCCATGGGTGAATGGCGACGAGGTAGTCGTTCGAGCCCTGGTTGGCGCGAAAGCTCTGGAAAAACGGATCGTAGAGGTCGGGGTCGAGAACATCGGATATGGCCACGGCATCGCGGCCATCAGGAATCCAGAGTCTGTTTCCGATATAGCTGGCCCAGCCGGTGGAGCGCAGGGTCTTGAAGGTCACGCCTGCGGCGGGGACTCCCGCATCGGCCCGCACAAACTCACTCAAAGAACCATCCCACCACAGCGGCGGCTTGACACGGCGGATTGCGATGTCGGCGGCGACATCGGGCGCTGTGCCAGCGGGCACGGCGAGGGTGAAGGCATTGGCCGTCGCGGCGAGGATGTCGAACTCATGGCCTTGGAAAGCCGCTTGGCTGCCCTCCTCGATCCGCACCCGCATCCCGGCGACATAGCCGTGAGCGGTGATGTGGACCGTGGCCGTTGTCCCCGAGACCGCGAT